TTACTCCAGCAGCCGCTGCATCACGATCAGCAGCTGCATCGCGATCTGTTCGCGTGCGCTTGCGCTGCCGTGTCCGTTAAGCTTGTGCGCCTGCTCAACCAGACCGTATGCCTTTTGCATTCTGCGCTTATCGCGGTACTGTTTCTGGTATGCACGCTTCTGCTGCAGCGCTTTGTCGTTGTCGCGCTCGGGAATCGCATCGAGTGGGATCATCGATGTCGTGGGTGCGCTCACGTTCGATGCGACGAAGCGCTTGTCCGTGCCGTAGCGCTGCTGCCACTTCGACGGTTGGACCTGCGTGCCATCGGCATTGTGCCAGATGCCGTTGATCAGCTTGCGACCGGCGCTGCTGCGGTAGTGACCCGCGGCTCGCTTCTTCTTCATCGTCGCGATGTATGCTCGCTTGCGCTCCTCGGTCCAGCGATAGCGTGCTTTCGGATCATGCTGCTGCTTTTTGCTCGTACGCTTCGCCACCGTAGAATTCGATGCCATGGACCCTCCTCGTGTATTGACCTAATAGCCGGCCGGTGTTCGCATTGAACACCTCGATCGTGACGCCGATCGCAGACCACCTTGCCTCGATGAGTGCGCCCAGGTGCGCGCGCTTTGGATCAGAATAGAAGCGATACGGTACGTGCTTCTGTTCTTTTGCGTCCCACAGGTGGAAGGGACGCGCCGGACAGTCACTCTTAGGGTAGTGCTCCATGCTCGGTTTAGGAACTGCTGAGAGTGCCATCGTTAGTCTCCATAAGGTTCGTCGCGCCTCTTGGCGCGCGCGCGTTCACCGTTAGCCTTCTTCATCTTCTCGACCTGTTGCTCTAGCTGCGCAGTCACGCGCAGTCGCTCTGCTTCCGGCAGCTGCTGGTAGGCGTGGATTAAACGCCCGAGCAGCTCGTGGTGCTTATTGCGCCGCATGGGGTGAGTCTCCTTGTTCTTGGTTACGTCACCCACTAGCAGCCAGCTGTACGGAATGTGCAGCGTATCGGCCACGCGCATAATCATCAGCGCACTCGGATTGTCGGGTGGGTCATGCATCCACTGCGAGATCGCGCTCCTAGTCATCTGAGTTTCTCGCGCGAGTTGCGCGGCGCTCACACCGCGGTGCTTTAGCGCTTTAGTAAGTCGCGAGCTGAAGGTCGAGCGCGGACCAATGCTCGGTACATCCTCGATACGCATAGTGTGCCTCTAGTTGTAGGTTCAGCTACGGATACCCCCGTTAACTATCCTAAACCCAGCGCGTTAGCCCTGTCAAAAAAGGCAAGTTTAGGTAACTCTACGGTCACAATTTGCTCGCGACGTTCAATCAGCTGTACACCGTTTCACATGAAACAAAAACGTGAACCGGTCAAGATTACGAAAGCTGATGCGATCGAGCACTTCGGCGGAACAGTCACCGAGTGCGCGCGAATGCTCGGCGTGACTAAGAGCGCGGTCAGTCAGTGGCCCGATGAGTTAAGCGCGGAGATGCTGGAGCGCGTCATCACCACGAGCTGGCGCGTCGGCAAACCCATCCTCGATCGCCGCCGCAACGGCCGGCGAGCTGCAGCATGAAGCGCGGCCAGGGAATGCTGCGGCTTACCTCGATCGATGATCTGCAGAGCGCGTATCTGCGTGCGCGCAATGCGCAGCGCGAAGTACCGCGCCTACTCGAGACTGAGGTGCTGCCCACGGTGATCGAGGCCTTGCGTAAACATCCGCGCGTCGCGTGGGTCGAGCGGGTGAACAAAGGCTTCGGTCGCCTGGAGCGCAGCGATCGATCGTTGTCCTATCCGATGTTCTGGGGATTCAAGCACGCGCTCGATCTCCTGGGCCAGCTCAAGGACGGGCGCATTCTGATGGTCGAAGTCAAACGCCCAGGTGAGCGGCCGGATCCCGAGCAGCAGGCGGTGATCGATGGTGTGAACGCAGCGCGCGGTATCGCGTTCTGCGCGACCAACGCGAGCGAAGCATTCGAGCGGGTGCCAGCATGACTGACGCCGAGTGGCTCGCCGACAAGATTGGTGAGATCGCGCAGGAGCGCCACGAGCTGCACGTAGATGCACATGGTGAGCAGCGTTGCTTCTCGGACCATTACGAACAGATCGGACTCGCGGGTGAATTCGAGTTCGGTGCTCACATCGGACAGATGCCTGACCTCGCGCAGCGATTGATTGGCGATCGCGGCTGGGATTTCCCGGTGCTGTTTCGCTACACCGTTGACGTCAAGGCTGCAGCCAAGCCCTGGTATCTGATCAAAGAACAAGCGAGCACGAAGTGGGCTGACATTTATGTGCTGGCTGGTTACGAGACTGAGCGGCGGCTTGCCAAGTGCATCGGCTGGGAGTGGGGCAGGAAACTCAAAGCTGCGCCGGTCGACGCCGAGCGGTTCGGACACGGTGTCGCGAATCACTACATCGCTGCCGCGGAGCTGCGGCCGATGGAGGAGCTATACGCACGAATCTGGCGGCTTGGATGACGATCGCGAGCTACGCGTGTAGGGCGTGCGCTGGCAGTGGCTGGTCGCCGCTGGTGCAGCTGGATCGAAACGGGTACGAGCAAGGCGCGCGCTGTCGGGTGTGCCAGGGCACTGGCTTTTACTGCGTGGAGGTGAGTGATGAAGGATCAGGCGATGCTGTTGCAACTGATAGCACTGGTACTGGCGATCGCGGCCGGGGTGTGGCACGCGTTTGCGACGAAGATCAAGCTCGCGGCCGGGGTTAGCTTCGTGGGCCTCGCGATCGCGTTCCTGGCTGCGGCCGAGCTGCTCAAGAGCTGCGCCGGGTAGCGCCCCAAAGAAAAACGCGCCAGAGGCGATCCTGGCGCGTCTAGGGGTATTGCCGAGTCTACTTGTGGAGGAGCTGGTGCACGCGTTGCCGGCTGATGCCGTACTTTTCGGCGATTCGCGCCAGCGACCAGCCCCGGTCGGCGAGCTTGCGGATCGCGTTGCGCCTGGATGCGGCGCGCTTCAGCGCCGCGATCTGGGCCATGGTGTCGGCGACGATTGCGGCGTTGGCAGCCAGGAAGTCTTTGGAGAGCGGCTTGGTCATCTAGCACCCCTTGGCGATGAAGTTGCGGTTGTTGCCGATGAACCCGTGCAGGTGCTCGAAGAACCGATCGAAGGTGGTTGCGTTCTTCGCCATGCGGTGCACGCCGGTCTTGCCGGTCATCACGTAGCACACGGTGCCGCTTTCGACGACGCACAGCTCGACGTTCACGAGGTCGCCGGCTTCATTGATGACGATGTCGATCGGGCCGACGTTGGCGTTGATGTGCTGGAACACCTCGCACGCCGTGTGCCACATTTTCGCGCCGTCGAGTGCGCTGAACGGGACCAATGTTTCCGAGGCGAAGCGGGCGTTGTCGATGTCGGCGAGTGTGGTGCGTGCGATCGCCTTCATGTCCTCGGTCGCCTTGAGCAGATCGTGGCCGCGGGCGTCGCGGTTGTGGAACGCAAACGCCTCGATGCGGCGCAGAGCTGCGACTGCGGCCTGGAGTTCGCGGGTGGTTACTTGGTCGTTGGTCATTGCTGTTCCCCTTACTGGTTGATCCGGCGAAAGCACCGGAGACTGCCTGACGGCAGTCCTCGTGGCTCTCTATGCAAGCGTCTTCGCGTTCAATTCGTCGTGCATGGCCTGGAGTTTCGCGATGCGTTGCGCGCCCCAGTCGGCGACGCGCATGGCGATGATCTTGTTGATGGTGGTTTGCGAGTTGAGCTGGGCCGCGATGCGTTTGGCGTTGCCTTTGCTGTGGGTCATCCACAGCAGTTTGCCGGCGAGCTGGATGCTCTTGCCGTCGAAGCCGATGCGAAACGGTGCGAGGTCGTGGTCGAAGACGACGACGAACTTCTGGGGGTGGTCGATGATTGCGAACTGGACTTCGCGCATGGCGTCTTGGAGGGTGGCGAGGATCATTACGAGAGCTTCAGTGTTGGTCATTTCGTTTCCCCTTACTGTGGTTGAACTACGGTGACTACGGTGGTGATTTTCGCCGAGCGGCTCGGGTGCTGTCAAGCCCCCCCTTTACAGTGGCAGCCGGCGCTGTGGCATCCGCGCAACAGCCGCCTATCCGGCTGGCACGCTTGATGCCGTAACTAGGATTTCCCCATGCCAGACCGCCTTTTACGCGACGAGCTTTTGGACAGCGAACGCTGGATAAACCTCAAAGACAATGCCGACAGAGTTGCCTATATCGCGCTCCTGCTGCGCTGCGACGTCTTCGGCAACTATGTGGCAAGCGAAGTGCGCCTCATACGCCTGTGGCGCGACTACGGAATCAACAACTCTCAGCTCGTTGCCAAAACCCTCGATGAGCTGGCCGAGCAGGACCTCGTGCGCTTGTACGCTGTGGATAACTCGCCCTACCTGCACATCCCGCGCTTTCGTCAGCGTTTGCGCTACACGGCCACGCGTAAGTTCCCACCGTCCCCCTGGGATCAAGGAGCTGCACTCAATCCTCCAGGTGCGAACCAGGAGCGCACTGGGATGCCTCCCGGCGTGCTCCAGGCGCTCACCGGGCGCTCACCGCCGAAGAGAAGTGAAGAGAAGTACCAATCTAAACCAGAGCTACCGAACCTACCGAAGGCGTCCGCGCGCGCTCTCGCGATCTCGGCTTTAAACGAGCCAGATCGCCGAGCGCTTGCAAAAGGACTGATCCACATCAACGAAGCCGGCGAGATCACCCGACTCCTCGGCGACGACAAAATCACCAACCCGCCACCAGCCAAACGCTGACCTTCCAATCGTCCAGGCAGCTTAACTAAATCCGGCGTATAAGCCTGTTCCCATGGGGTCGAGATCGCACCAGGATCGCGTAGGACGCGCCGAGAGCCGCGCTGCCACGCGCGCGCTGCTCCGCAGCCCCAGAGCGGCACCGCGGCCGCTTCTGCAGCTCCGCTGCGCATCCGCTGCACACCGCCTGACCGCGCGTGCTGTGCAGCTCGACGCGTTGCTGGTATCGGTGCTGGTAAGCTCGCTCGGTGCGTGGCGAATCCTGTGCCGTGTCAAGGGGTTACTTGACCGATGTGAATCCCAGGGGATCCGCCATCGCAGCCAGGGCACCGCGGCCGTGCGCTGTGCAGCTCGAGCGGTACGCTACAGCCGCCTGGGCGACCCCGCCGGCACCCACCGGGTGCTGGACTCGATCGCGATCGCGGTTATCGGCTCGCAGTTTTCCCCACGCGACGGCACTCGAAACTGGAGTTAAGGAGACTGTACATGGCTAAGTATGGGAAGGAAGGAAACGGGAACGGGAAAGGCAAGAGCAATGGTGGAGCGCACTCGACGTACGGTGCGGGAGGGAAGGCGCAGTGCGTGGTGGAGCCTGGGAGTGGGAATCACTATCCAGGTGGAGCTGACTGGGCTGGGGGGATAGAGGAGATGAAGGCGAATCATCCGACGCATCGGCCGCATGGGACGAGTTATGACGGGCAGATTCGGAAGCGGAACACGGGAGCGTGAGATGCCGCTGATCAAGTCGAAGTCGAAGCAGGCGCGAGAGAAGAACATTCGCACCGAGATTGATGCGGGGAAGGATCCGAAGCAAGCGGTAGCGATTGGGTATGCGGAGCAGCGGCGAGCTGGGCGGAAGCATCACACGGCGAAGGGGCGCAAGCGGTGAGTGGAGGGGAGCCGAAAGTGCTGCGGCGGCACGATGTGGATCGGCGCAAAGCGCTGCCGATGACGGAGGCGCGGTTTGACGCGATTTTGATGTTGGTGCGCACGGGCATGACGTTTTCGGCGGCGTGTTTGGAGCAGCGGGTACAGCGGCGCGACTTCTACAACTTCCGGCAGGGGAGCGAAGAGCGCGAAAAGCGCTACGAGGATGCGCGGGAGCGCTGTATTGAGGCGTGGGTGGATGAAATTTTCCGCATTGCCGATGATCCGCAGCTATCGAGTGATCAGAAGCGGGTGATGATCGATGCGCGCAAGTGGTGGGCGGCGTCGATGCGGCCGCAGAAGTACGGGGAGCGCAGTGCGTTGGATCAGCTGATGCAGAACGGGATCACGTTGTCGATCAGCACCAAGCCGAAGGAGCGTTTGCCGGCTCCTGAGGTGATCGATGTGACGCCGGAAGATGCTGAAGCTTGATTACGCGCCCGATGGCGCGGTCTTGAGTGAGTTTCTCGAAGACGAGTCTCGCGTGGTGGGGATCGTCGGCCCCATGGGTTCGGGAAAGACCACCGCGTGCATCATAAAGGCACTGCTGTGTAGTGCGCGGCAGCCGAAAGATGGGAGAGGACGACGTCGATCGCGTGGGGCGATTATTCGGAACACGTTTCCCGAGCTGAAGACGACCAGCATGAAGAGCTGGTTCGAGTGGATCCCGCGCGAGATGGGGAAGTGGCAGGCGGAAGGACCGCCGACGCACACGTTCTCGGGACCGGATGGGATGCTCGCCGAAGTTTTGTTCCTCGCACTCGATCAGCCGGAAGACATCAAGAAATTATTCTCGCTGGAGCTGACCTGGGGGTGGCTCAATGAAGTACGCGAGATGCCGAAGGCCGTGCTTGATGCGCTCACCGCGCGGATTGGTCGGTTTCCGCCGATGCGCGACGGTGGTCCGAACCTGCCCCAGGTGTTCATGGATGGACATCCGCCGGATCAAGACCACTGGTATTACAAACTGGCGGAAGAAAATGCGCCGAAGGGGTTTCACTTCTATCGCCAGCCAGGAGGACGCAGCCCAGGTGCAGAGAATCTGGCGAACCTACCGCCGACTTACTATGCGGACCTAGTCGCCGGGAAGGATCCCGACTGGATCAAGGTTTTCGTCGACGCGGAATACGGAAGT